GGTTTAGAACTTCATCGAACTAGGGTGAGACAGCTCTAAGCCACTAAACGGCTGACCGCCAAGACTCCAATGCTAGTTCCATTGGGCCTTGGCGGTTTTCTTTTTGGAAAACAGAAAATGCAAATAGCAAATATTGCAAACGCGCAGACAATGACTAGCCGCGAGATAGCGGAGCTTACTGGTAAGGAGATATCGCATGTACATCGCGACATTCGGGTGATGATTGAGCAGCTTGGGGATGATCCCGAACTGGATCATATAACTGAGGATAGGGATGGACGTACATATGTTACCTGCATACACCTTACAAAAAACCTCACTTATACGCTGGTGTCTGGATATAACGTAAAAATGCGCAAAGCCATCATCGACCGTTGGCAAGAGCTTGAGGCGAAACAATCGAAGCCACCAGCAGTAAAAACCATCAAAAACCCAGCCCTGGCCCTAATAGCGCAACTGGCTCAAGAGCTTGATGCAATGCACTCAGCCCAAGAACAGCAAGCCGCTGACCTGGCGCTTGTCAAATCCGAAGTGCTTACCATTGGCGCACGTACTCAGCCTGATTTTGAGTTTTTCACGGTATTGGGCTATGCGAACCGACTTGGCCGAAAGATCGACGCAAAAACGGCGGCAAACTTTGGACGTAAGTGCGCAACACTATCCAAGCAATGCGGCATCATGGTTGGTACGGTACCGGATGCGCGATTTGGGTCGGTGGGCACATACCACGTCTCAATGCTTGATTCAATCTTTGAAGCCGAGGCAGGCAAGCAATGAAGCCCATCAGCGCAGGCGACACTTGCCTAGTCGTAGAAAGCATAGATGGCCATGCAGTAGGCCGCAAAGTGCGCGTCATATCGCTCCAAGGACAGCACAGCAAGCTCGGCAACATATGGCGCTGCCAGAGCTTAGACGGCCAGCTAGTTAGCGAATATGGTGCCATTGGAGAGACTATGGATTTCGCCACATCATGGCTGCAGCGTATCGACCCCACCACTACCGACAAACAATCAACAAAGGAGCTACAAATTGAGCGATAACCAAGGTGGATTTGCACGTGCAGACCATAAGCAAGTAGGAGGTGATCATTACAAAACCAAGGCCATCCAACCTTGGGAAGTGATAGAGCGCAACGGAATGGGATTTTTTGACGGCAATGCTGTGAAATATTTGATGCGCTACAAGGATAAGAATGGCGTGGAAGACTTGAAGAAGGCCATGCACTACATCGAAAAGCTGATTGAGCTGGAAACAAAAAATAATTGAAAATATTTTGCAAATAGTTGGCGTGGTGCTGTAATTTGGTTTACAATTCATTCATCGCAACAAACAACGGAAACCTTAAAATGAAAATCACAGCAATGAAACTCAAGTTCCTCGGCACAGTCGGCTATGTGTACCGAGTATTCAATGCGGCAGGTGAGTTGGTAGGCGTGTACGACACCCAAGAAGCTGCACAACAGTTCGTCAACGCACAGTAAGAGCCGCACCATGACAACCTCAACCAAACTCGAATGGGCAGACCTATGGACTGCCATGGATGCAGCCCCAACCGAATGGATAGAGACAACTGAGGACATGTACTGGAATATGCTAGAAGCCCTACCAGTACGCGCACAGCGTCGCGGCTCGTTTCTAGTTGGAGAGCCCAAGAGCCACAACGACAAAGGCCAGGCAGTGTACGCATGTTTCCGGAACATGGTTGGCGACATATACCACGCAAAGCACATGACGCTGGCAGAGTTCAAACAAGAATTTCAATAAATAAATGTAAAAATAGTTTACACAATGATGTAAATTGCTTTATAATCAACACATCGAAACAAACCACACTAAGGAAACAAAATGTCATCATACAAACGTTACTTTCGCGAATTGATCGAAGCCATCGGCATCGCTTGCCTTTTTGCATCACCGCTGATAATTTACTTGATGGATATGAAGCCATAAGCAACAATGAAACACGCAATCTATACAGCACTAACATCCATCACAGGATTGGCAATGATGTGTGTTGCAGTGTATTTTTCATGTAAACCGTAAGTAAGGGATTTAAGCCAATGGAGAATGTGGACCATCAAACATTAGATGAACTGCTGTCTCGATGGCACCAATGGGCAACTGGTTATAAACACGTAGGAGGCGTAAGCAGCTCTCCAATGTTTAGAAACGCCAAAAGTAGCAGAGGGTGGGACACGGTTGAGGAGATCGTTGGTGCAGAAATTGACGGCGACCAAATGGAGGCGGTCGACTTTCACGTTATGCAGCTTTCAGAGATTTACCGCACCGCTTTGCAGATTCAAGCAAGAAACCTTTGCACAGGACGCAGCGTATGGACAAGCGCAAGACTCCCAAACGATTTAGAGACAAGGGCGCAGCTATTGGGATTGGCTAGAGTTGCTTTGATAACAAGGCTACAAAGTGCAGGAATTTTATGAAAGCATTTGCGCACACTATAAAAAGTGTGGTATAAATCTGGCAGGGGCATAACTTTGCCCAAAGAAGCCAATTAAGATAAAGATCGATTGGCTTTTTCGTTCTCACTCCATTGGTTGATTTATCAGCCTTCGCCACATCGCATAAATGTCATGTGGTTTTTTTATTTATGCGACCTGACGTTATTCAGGGTTGCCGAAAGGCTTTTTATGGCTGAAACACAATTTAAAAAAGGCAAAGAAAAGGGCCCAGGTCGTCCGAAAGGAATGCCAAACAAGGCAACCGCACAGCTTAAAGAGATGATTTTGGGCGCTTTAGACGCATCGGGTGGTATTGACTACCTGACAGAGCGTGCAAACGACCCTAAGACCGCTGGCGCGTTTCTTTCTCTTATTGGAAAAGTGTTGCCGATGACGATTCACGGCCCCGGCGAAGATGGTTCGCACGTTTTTACCGTGATTGAGCGCCGAATTGTCAAACCTTCTAGCAATTGATACAGCAGAAGTCTTTGAGCCGCTATTGCAGCCAGCTAGATACAAAGGCGCGCATGGTGGTCGAGGCTCTGCAAAGTCGAACTTTTTTGCTGAATTGTGGCTAGAGGAAAACGTCACAGCAAAATACGATTTTGTTTGTCTGCGTGAGACTTTGAAGTCTTTGGAGTTCTCGGTAAAGAAACTATTTGAAAGCAAGATAGAGCATTTCAACGCTGGCGCTTACTTTGAAGTGCAAGATAGGCGAATACTAACGAAGCATGGTGGCGTCACCATCTTTGAGGGTATGCAGAATCACACAGCGGAGTCAATCAAATCGCTGGACGGATTCGATAGGGCATTCTTTGAAGAAGCCCAAAACGCAAGCGAAAAAAGCCTGACGCTACTTAGGCCAACGATTCGCAAGCCAGGTTCGCAATTGTGGTTCGCATGGAACCCAGACTTAGAGACAGACCCGATTGACAAGCTATTGCGTGGCCCTGAGTTGCCAAAGGGTGCAATTGTTGTAGAGGCTAATTACATGGATAACCCATGGCTTCCTGAAGAACTCAGGGAGGAGATGGAGTTTGACAAACGGCGTGACCCTGACAAATACGCTCACGTATGGCTTGGCAAGTACCGAAGGAACAGCGAAGCACGAGTATTTAAGAACTGGACTGTCGAGGAATTCGACGTTGACCCTACAGCCGTTATTCGCCAAGGTGCAGACTGGGGATTCTCTGTTGACCCTACCGTTCTTGTTCAGGCTTACATAGTTGGCCGCAAGCTGTACATCCCGCATGAAGCCTATCGGGTCGGTTGTGAAATTGTCGATACGCCTGCATTGTTTATGTCGCTTCCAGACGCTGAAAAATGGCCTATGGTGGCTGATTCTGCTAGGCCGGAAACGATTAGCCACTTGCAAAAGAATGGTTTCCCAAAGATTACCAGTGCCATCAAAGGCGCTAAGTCAGTGGAAGAGGGCGTCGAGTTCTTGAAGTCGTTTGATATCGTTGTTCACCCGCGATGCAAGCACTTGATAGACGAACTAACTCTTTACAGCTTCAAGACTGACCCGCTGACAAGCGAAGTTATGCCAGTGCTGGCAGACAAAGACAATCACGTTATAGACGCTCTACGGTACGCCTTAGAGGGTGCAAGACGCGCTGCGAATGTACGCAAGCGCACCGTACTTAAAACAATCCCCGAATCTGAAAGCTGGATGTCCTGATGACAAAAGACGATATTCTCACGACTGCGAAGGAGCGATTCGCGCAAGCGTTGGAGCGTTCCTCTCACAATCGTGAGAAGGCTCGTGACGACATTCGCTTTGCCGCCGCATCTCCTGATGACCCTTGGCAATGGGAAAAGAACGACCAGATAGCCCGTAAAGGCCGTCCAATGTTGACCATCAACAAGATGCCTCAGCACATTCGCCAGGTCACAAACGACATTCGCCAGAATCGTCCATCTATTCGTTTCCGTCCTGCTGACGATAAGGCAGACCCAGAAGTCGCAGAAATCCTGCAAGGCTTGGTAAAGCACATCGAGGCTAACTCAGACGCTGATATTGTTTACGACACAGCCGCAGAGCATCAAGTAGTCCACGGTTTGGGCTATATGCGGGTTCTTACGGACTACATTCGTCCCGATAGCTTTGATCAAGACATTTTCATTGGTAGGATTAAAGACCCATTCAAGTGTTACGACGACCCAAGCATTCAAGACCCGGTTGGTTCTGACCGTCGATTCTTCTTTATTGAAGAACGCATGAAAGAGGAGGAATTTAAGACCGAATATCCAGATGCAGAGCCTATTGATTGGTCATTCAGCAAGGATGATGGCGGCTGGTTCACTGGCGACAAAGAAGTTCGGGTAGTTGAATACTACGAACTAACAGACAAGCCGAGCGAGTTGCTGATGTGGGCAAATGGCTCCACAAGCTACAAAGGCGACCCAATGCCTCCAGGCGTGTTCAATGGTGAAGCGCCTGTAAAGACCCGCAAAGCCAACAAACAGACGGTAATTTGGCGAAAATTAAACGGGCAAGAGGTATTGGAAGAGCGCGACATTAAGTGCCGATTCATCCCTGTTGCGCGTGTTGTTGGTAACGAATGGGAAGTTGACGGAAAAACGTACATCTCTGGCATTGTTCGCAACGCTAAAGACTCGCAGCGCATGTACAACGTTGCCAAGTCCGCTA